CCGCGGCGCGCGGCGAGCCGGTCGCGTTTATCGACTTGACCCGCCTCTCCACGGTGCTCTTGCCGAGGTCGTACTCGTCCATGGCCTCGCGCTTGGGCTTGCCGGCGTTGTGGAGGCCGACTATCTGCCTCTTGAAATCGTCGGTGAAATGCCTCGGGTGCCTGGGGTCCCTCATATACGGCCCTCCCGTCTCTCGCGCCCCTCCCGGAACTGTCCGCATCAGTGTAGCCAATCCAGCATGTCCTGCTCCTTCTCCGCTGCCGTGTCCTGGATGATGGAGTCGTCGAACTGCACGCGGACCTCGCCCTCGTCAGGGATGCCCTCGCCGAAGGATCGCGACGCGTGCATGACTGCTTTCGCTATCGAGACGATCGAGCCCTCCAGGCTATTCTCGTGCCGGCGGATGTTGCGCATGAGCGCCGAGTTGTCGGAAGAGACCTCGGTGGCCGTCTTCACATACCCCCGGGACTCGTTCATGTCGAAGTAGCTGATGCCGAAGCCTGTGAGATCTCCAAGCATCTGCAGGGCCACGCGGAACGCCTCGATCTGCCCATTGGTGCGCAGCGCCGGCGCGAACTCCTGGATCGTGTCCTCCGTGCTCATGACCTTGCGGAAGACGGTGCAGTCCTGCTTGCCGAAGGGAATGGTGACGTTCTTGTTGCCGTCCTGCTCTCTGTCAAAAAGGACGTCCGACAAGAACACCCTCATCTTCGAGAGGTCGATCTCGTTGATAAGAGCATCGAAGGTGAGGTCCACGGCCTGGACGGCGTCCACCGCATCAGCGAATACCGACTGTCCGTAGGGACTTATATCCACCCTGGTATTGGTGATTGCAGGTTTGACAATGCCGAAGGTGGGGAAAGGACAGCCCGTGTCATAGATCGGGAGGATGCCCGCAGGCGCGAGCTCGTTTCCCTCGTGGTCGAAGCGCACGGTGACGATCCTTACGTCTCCTCTGTTTCATGGGGGAGAAGAGCACCCTCGTTCTCGTGGGAAGGTGAAGATGGGGAAAGGTCCGCCGAGAAGCCCATACCACCGCGCAGGTGCATCTGCAGCTGGTCCACGGCCTTGCCCCTATAGAACGCCCGCGTGACGAAAGCGCACTCCGATATCCCGTCCTCGTCCCATGAGAGTGGGATGACCATGCGCGCGTCGTAATGCCGGATGCGAACCTTCCTCTTGCCCAGGCCAATCCAGAGTGCCCAAACGCCCGTGCCCAGGCCGAAGGCACGCACGACGGTCGCCTGCGCCGCATTCATGAAGTTGGTGGAAGAGAAGAACGAGTTGATCCAGTCGATCGCCCTCTGATCCTCGCACACGACCTTGACCTCTTCATTGAGAAGAAGAGAGCCCCACTCCTTGCATACACGCATAGCAGGATGAATAGACCGACGATGAACAGCATAAACTCTGCCCATGCCGTCCTTATCCCGGTAGTCGTATAGAACTCCCCGCGTGCGCTCATCCAGCCATCCCACGACCGTATCCAGGGTTCCATGTCATCCAGGGGAAGAACGAATTCGAGCTTCCTCAGGTAGTCCTTAACATGCTCCGGCACCCAGTATTCGTCCAAGCCATTAGCGCCCATGCTGAAACCTCCTTCAACCACACCGAAAGGCATGGTGAAGTTTCAACGCATGTCACAAGTAGGCTATTGATGCAGTTTGGCTAAGAGACTATTTCGAGCTAGAGGGCCAGATCTCGCAGAACTCTTTGAAGAGCGCTTGCGTCCGAGCCCTGATGTCAGCTTCGCGCCAAACAAGCGGGTCGCGGTCCGTCACTTCTTTGGTGATCGTGAATGCGGTCTGATCTTTCATGCCCTTTTGCCACCGCTTGCGCAGCTGGCATCCGTTCACCTTATCGGCGAAAGCATAGTTCTTCAGGTCTTTGTTCAGACGCGAAGGTAGAAGAGTCATGTTGCCGATTTCGTAGACGGCGGCAGTGCGCGCGTTCTCAGCATCGTTCCCGGAAAGCTCGACGCCGCGCTCGTCAATGCAGGGAAGCACGTCTAGGCCCCAATGCTGGCGCCACTTCTGCGGCATGATGTGCTCCAGCTCAAATGAGTACTTCAACTCTGCTCCATGCAGGTCAGATTCGGGGTCCATGTGCCTGTGCAGCTCGATCCAGAAAAGTACGAGCCCAGCACGCGTGCTGTAGATGTTTCGAAGCGAGGCAAGAAGGCGGTCGTCTGCTACCTCGGGCTTGGAAAGGGCTTCCTCGAAGTCGAACTTGCCCTCGATCATCTCGTAGGCCTGGGTGTTGTAGTTGCGCGTTGAGTTGCCGATGACGTAATTGCGCATCAGGTAGCGTTCGAGCAGGTTAAAAACAGCCGCCTGGTCATCCTCCGGCAGCGTCTTCATCGTCTTCAGGATGAAAGCGTCGAATGTTGCGAGTCGCATGACCTTCAGCATCTTCAACAGGCGCGTTGTGCTGTCCTCGAAGCTGAAGGCCGTGATCTCGTCAAATCCGATGAACGTCTCGCGGTAGGTCTCGGCGTAATCGCAGATCTCGCGAATGAAGGCCTCGATCTCGGCGGCATCCATCCCGGAGACATGCCTCGAGTAGCAAGGAGCCAGTTCTGCAACCTTGTCCTTGGCAGGGTTGAATATCTGCTTTATCTGCGCAAATGCGCTAAAGAAAAGGTCAATGTTGCTTCGGACGTTATGGCCGACACCCACGGTGTCAAGCCAGGTGTTGAGCGTGTCGGAATCGCGCTCGAATGTCTCGAACCAAGTTTCATCGTACAGCGCGCCAGCGTGGGCCTTTGCCCAAGCCTCGTCGGAGCCTCCCTTGTTGGTGTCGATCACTCGCTGGAAGAGTTCGTTTTTGATAATGTCAGAAGTGGTCAGCTTCACGCCCGTGCTGTTGATGGCATCGAAGATGACCTGCTCGTTTTCGTCCTCGCGGAGCTCGATGAACACGAGCACCTCACGGTCGTCGTATGTCAGCTTCTCGGTTACGCTTTGAAGCTCTTCATCAGTTGCCATCGCGAACATCTCGCGGAAGAACTTGTAGCAGTAGACGAGCCTGTTTTCTGGGACAACCTCATCTCCCAATTCGATGCCGGCATATTTGCCGTCGATGATGTCCTTGTAGAACGGGGCATCGACCTTCGAATGTTCGATCTTGTAGCTGCGCTCCTTTACACGGCCGCCAGACGTGAGCTTTGTTCGGACAAAGTAGAGATACTCTTCGTACTCTTCCTCGGTGGCCTTATCCCCGAAATGGTCGATAAGCGCCCGCAGAAGAATCGTCAGCGTGGTCAAGCGCTGCTGCCCGTCTACGACTTGCTGATACATGCGCTCCCTGAGCGGGTCCTCGACGTCCTTCAGGATGATGGATCCAAGGAAGCAGCTCCTCTTGGGCGAGGAAAGCTCCTTCCAAAGATCCTCCCAGTTTCCGAGCTGCCAGACGTAGGTTCTCTGGAAGAAGGGGATCTTGTAGATGACCTGTCGCTTAATCCTGCTGAAGGGGTATTCCTTGGCCTGCATGTATCCTCCGCAATCGCTTAATCGTTCAACGAAGGCTAATTATAGCTGCTAGGCGCAGGTGTATTCAGGGCGCCTTGTCCTGTGTCCGACGTTTGGGTTTTGGAATACGTCGAAGTCTTGGCCTCTGTCGAAAGCTCTGCGCTCATTACTGGCGTATGCACCCATGCCTTAGAATTCAGGCATCGTGTTTTAAAAAAGGGAAGCCGAGGAAATGACTATGCAGAACAGGTACGCGGGAGATATAGGCGACTACAGCAAACTCGGACTTCTGAGGGCCCTGCACTTGGCTGGCTTCTCGATTGGGCTCAACTGGTACCTCACACCTGACGAGACGCACAACAGCGACGGCCGCTATGTGGACTATCTCAAGCAGGAGAAGTACCGTACATGCGATCCGGGACTATGGCTTGGCCTCAAGACGATTGTCGATGGAGACAACCGAGAAGTGCGCTACATGCAAAACGACGATATCCTCCAGGCCACGTTCTTCTCGGACTGCCTCGATTTCAGGAGGAAGAAGAAGGCGAAAAGGATCGAGCTTCGCTCTGAGTGGTTCGCAAAGTCACTTGACGTCATGGCCGGGAATGAGATCGTGTGCGTTGATCCCGATAACGGCCTGGTCGTTTCATCCGCTAAGGGGAAGCCGAAGGAGAACAAGTACGTACTGCCCGAAGAGCTCGCCAGTTACTATGCCCAGGGCTCCACAGTCGTCTATTACCAGCACAAGGCCCGGTATAAGGACGAGCACTACATCGGGCAGCTAGAAGAGCTTTTAAGAAGAGAAGACCTTCCCAGCGTGTCTGGGATGGTGTTGAAGTTCGAGAAGGTCTCCCAACGCTACTACATGTTCCTCATCCAGCCGAGGCACAAAGAGACAGTCGAGAAGGCCGTGAAGGGCATGCTCGCAACTGCCTGGGGCGATCACTTCCGCCAGCTCTATCCCGTGAAGGCTTAAACGCCGAGAAGGGCGAGAAGAGCCAGCGTCACCAAGGCGCATGCCAGCAGCCGTAAGAACTCAATCAATGTGAAGACGCCGACGATGACGAACAGGATGAGAAGAGCGCCGATAAGAGCCATTGCCTAACCTCGCAATACGTTGTCGAGCATCGCGTATCTCACCGCGTCGATGCTGTGGTCATTGCCATCCGGGATCTCGTCTATCCAGTTGCCCTCCTTGTCCCTCTCGAACTCCTTCAAGGTGAATTCGGAGAAGGTCAAGGGACATCGCTCGCTGTCAATCACGATCTCGCGCAGCCCAGCCAGCCATTCGTAGGAAAGCCGGCGCATCCTGGCCTTCCTGGCCGCGTGAACGCGAAGGCCGAGCTCGCGCCTCCACATGTTCATCTGCACCTTGGAGTCGGGCGTGTCGTCGCAGTAGATGATCTGGTCGTGGAAGTAGGGCTCGCCGCCCACCTCGTCTGGGAAGGTGAGAGAATCGACCACTATGCGCCCGGTCTCTGTCGGCATCATCTTGTTGGCCGAATGCTCCTCGAAGATGAGAAGGCGCCGTGCATCAGGCTCCCAGGCACAGCGCACGAAGCGTCACGGGTCCGGGAACCAGCCCCAGTCAACGCCGTTTCGGATGCGCTGGAAGGTGCGGATGCGAGAGTCGGAAAGCTTCGCCTCGTGCACGTTGTCGAAAATCGCGCCGCCGGTGCCGGTTATCTCGCCCAGGTACTCCCAACGCCAGGCCTTCTCGTTCGTGTCGTGCAGGTACTCGGCCTCCTCCACGAACGGCGCGCCCAGCCAGTCAGGGTGGGAATCGTTCACGTCGAGATAAGAGCTCCCGCGCACAAGGGTGTCGTCGCGCCGAATGCGCTCCAGGCGCTCCACGTTCACCCACGACCACATCGTCTTAGGCGGGTTGTAGGAATAGAAGATCCAGAAGCGGTCACCGCCACGGCGCAGAGAGTTGAGGATGGAGCGAGCGGCTTCCACGCCCTCAAACTGGTCCAGCTCCTCGAACCAGACTACGCTGCAATAGCCCTTGGTGATCTTCACGCCCTTCAACTTGAGAGGCTCGTCCGCACCACGGAACACGATGCGCTGCCCGGTAGGGGTGTAGGTGATCTCCATGGGAGAGACGCGGCAGCGGAAGACGCCCTCCAGGCCGAGCACCTCGATTGCCCACTGGATCTGCTGGTAGACGGAATCGCGCAGGGTGTTGGAGAAGCGCTTCACCACCACGGCATTGGCCTTCGGGTTCGCGATGATGAGAAGAACGATCGCGATGCTGATGAAGGAGGACTTGGTCGAGCCGCGCCCGCCCGGCAGCCAGTAGTGCGTGTGCCCGTGGGCCATCACGTCGCCGAGCACCGGGTGGAAGCGCGGGATGACGAAGTCGGAGACGTTAGTCGCCATCGGCAACACCGCCCCCCGGCCTCGCCGTCGGAGTCGTCGGCCATGGGCTCGATGACGAGCCCGAGTGTCAGCTGCACCGGAGCGTTGTCTGCCTCCTCGGCCTTGCGCTCCATCTTGCCGTACTCCATGGGGTACTTGCGCTCAAGCAGCCAGGTGGCCGCCGTCCAGTACTGGGCGCGAGACTCCGCCGCCGACTTGATGGTCGTGAGCAGGCATCTCTTGTACTGCGCCTCGGCCTTTTTTAGTTCTTCGTATAACGCGCGCTTCACTCCGGTCTTGGCGTTCTCGCCTTCTTTCAGCCAGCGGTAGAACGTCGCCTGGTGCACGCCGATCGCGGCGATGATGTCTGCATCGCACAGTCCGTCGCGCTTGAGCTTCACGATCTGCTCGACGAGCGCGTATGTCAGCTTCAACTTCGCGGGCATGGTCAGCCACCTCCTCAAGGTGGTATGCTCCCAGCGCGTCACAAACTCACAGGGTCGGCCTGATTGATGTGTTTTACTATGCTGGCAAGCATTGAATACGCTAATGGGAGGTGTCGCAATGCCGTACAACTACTTAGGCGACTTATACAAGTCCGAGATAGTCAGCCGCTTGCAGGAACTTGGCTACGATGTTAAGAGCGTTCATGCCTTGAACCTAATACTCGAAGAGATGGGTATCCAAGAGCACTCGGGAAATCATTGGCTTGTGACCCGCGAGGGCGTGAAGTACACGATTTACAGAGACAGGGTCTTTGACGCAGACGCTTGGCATCCCGAAATCATTGATGCAATTCGCGATTATCTTGGCTAACAAGGGGTGAAAGGGTGCAAAGGGCCGAATCTTTCACCCCTTGCACCCTCCATGTCACTTGCCGTCCCTGCGGTCGCATCTACTCTTTAGCCCGAACTTCCTGCACAGCCGGCTGTTGCGCTGCCGCATCCGGTCTCGCTCCCGGCGGATCTGGGCGACCTCGGCCTCGTCCGCCTTCTCCTCGCGCTCGCGCTGCAGGGTCTCGTTGAACGCGATCTCCTCGTTGAGGTGCATCATCTCGGTGCACATGGGGCAAAGCCCGCTCTGCCTGTTCAGGCGTACGCCAACCACGCCGCACTCCGGGCACACCTGCTGCACCCGCAGGCTCACGTGGCACCGGCTCGCCTGGCTCTCGATGGAGCGCGCGGAACGGTCGGTTCCGCACTCGCGCAGCAAGGCATCGTGCACGGCCTCCACGCCCAGGTGCCCGTTGGCCCGCATCACGTCGACTTCGCGCGTGGTCCAGGCTCGCCATTCCTTCGCGCTCATGCCGGCCACCGCCCGGGATGAAGGGTCGGGTGAAAGCCTTTGACTCCCTCAGGCCTCACGGGAAGGGTGCGGGGGTGTGTGGTCGGGGCGTCCTGTCCCCGACACACATCACCCTCCCCACATATATTTCTATATATAAGGGTTTCTTTACCCCCCCCTTAAACATGCAAATTTGCACCCTTTCAGGCAATGGGAAGGACACCTTGCGCCTCCTCTCCGCTGTCCGGGGCCTCGCCGGAAGAGCCAGAAGTTGCCGCATCATTCACAGCCGCGCGAACGATCAGCGCCTTGCCGGTCTTCGGGTCGAGCGTCTGCTCGAATCGGGTGGACTCGTCGAGCCATCGGCGCACGTCGGGTAGGCTCCATCCCAGGGACCTGCGCATCTCGTCGCGCTCGCAGCTCTCGCCGTGCCCGATGAGCCGGTCGCACACGCCCTCAAGGGAGGCCACCTTGCCAAGGGTCTCGGCCTCGGTGCGCAGCTTCCTGGCCTCGGACACGCCGCCGTGGTTTGGCTTGCAGTCGGCCAAAAGGTCGGTGTGGTCAACCTCGTGCAGCGGGAAGACCAGCCACGGGTCGAGCGGGTCCTTCTGGGCGAACTCGCGCAGGGTGAACGACATCCGCCAGCCGGTGAGCCGCTTCACGTCGGCCAGCTTGTGCGACTGCCGCGCCATCTCCAGCGTGCCGGGCTCCAGGATCAGCTCAGTCATGTCGAGCACCGCGTCGGGGGCACGGCCGAACACGCCGGAGCCGCTGCCACGGTCGATCGCGCTCTTCAGGCCCTGTGCGCCCTTGCTGTGATGGTGCGAGATCACGACGGTGCACTCAAGGTTCACGCAGATCTCGTCGAGCTTGGCGAAGAACTCGCGGATGTCCTTGGCGTTGTTCTCGTCGCCGTCCTGCACCATGTAGGCCGGGTCGATGATGACCATGCCGAAGTCGCCCGCCTTGCA